GCAGTTTGCTGGCGTGCCACCCCCGCAAGCCAACAGTATCCTCTGACCGCTTTTGACAACAAAAAAGCCCGGTGGCACATGGCCACCGGGCGGGATAGCGATCTCGGATGCAATAACGTGGCGTCTAAGCCCTCGCGGCCTCGGCCGCCGCTGCCGGCACGCATATCTCCGTCGCGTCATGCACGACCATAGCGCCTGATCGTCTTTTTCCAATACAGGGTGTTGGGCCAAGCCCATGGGAATGCTGGTCGGTACAGCCGATATCCGGCCTTGATAAAATTGTTCGCGGAGGCAAGATTCTCGGTCGTGTCCGAAACGATGCAGTTCCACCCGTTCCGTCGCGCACGATTTTCCACCGTTCTCATCATCCGCAGCTGGAGGCCTTGCCCGCAATGCTTTTCTATCACGCCGACACGACTGAAATATCCGGCGTTGTGCGCGCGGGTTGAAGGAACGATTCCGGCGAAGGCAACGGGCAGACGTCCGTGAAAGGTAAGCCACCAATGTCCGCAATCGAACGCAGGGACCGGCGCACTATCGAAGAACGTCAGGCGATGAAGATCGGCTAGGGTATCCGCGATTTCGTCATCGTGCCCATCCACCTCACATATACGGTACATCAGACGATCCTCTCATTTTCACCTGTCGCGATCAAAATGACGCCTTGGAGGTGCTAAAGGCGATGATGGTTCGAGATAGCGGCCCGGGGGATACAGCGGCGACCTGCGAAGTCACGCGCCGATCGATGCGGAATTATGTGTTTCCGACCACCGGAACGACCCGCAATTTTTTATGCGCGGGCCAAGTTACTTTCCAAGCATAACCTTGACGCCGAGCAGCACGGCTCCGACAAAGCCGGTTACGATGATCGTAATGACAGCCTTGAACGTGTAAGTTTGCGCCTGTTCGACGCTTTTGCGCCAGCGCCGAAGATGTTGAAAATCTGCACGAAGTTCTCGGCGATCGTCTTTTTCGATTCCGAAGGTTGCCAATGTCGCAACGACAGCCTTCGAGACGATAGTTTCAATTTCATCGCTATTCATCGCTTGATAATCCTTGCGACATTTTCAAAGGTTCGCTTTCCGCCGCTTCCCAGTCCCACGTTGATCGTCATGTCGTCGCGGGTCTTCCAGTTGCGGGGATCGACATTGATCCAGGCGTTGCGAAGACGCACGGTTTGCTGCTGCTGGCCGTGCTTGCGGATGGTGCCGTGCAACAGCGCGAAGATGTCGCGCACGCCTTCCGCCATGATCCGCGCGATCAGCTTGGTCCGCATCTGCGACGCGGAAAACACCTGCGCCACCGCGGTCGCCGACTGGTTCTGCAGCGCGTCGGCGTCGATGCCCTGCGTCTGCTTGGCAAGCCCGGTGCGAGTCTCGAGTTCCGCATCGAGATATTGCAGCATCGGGTAGATCGAGCTGGTGATATCCGGCACCTCCTGCCAGTTCAGCCCACCGGCCGTCTTGGTGCGCACGACGCCGCCCGGACGTGACACCAGGAGATCATCGAGCGTGTTGGGGCCGGCGTTGCTCTCGGCGACCTCGACGCGCGGATTGTTGTGCAGGTAGAGATTATCGAGCGCGCCACGCTTCAGCGCCGTCTTCTCCCGCTGCAGCGGCATAACCAGATCGGCGATCGAGCGGCCGAAGAAGCGATGCGTCACCGGCACCGGTGTGGTCGCCGCGAATGGGATGGCATCGAACGGCGTGACGCAGTCCTTGCCGTCCTTGCGCAGGATGTCGCCCTGGTCGCCGCCGGTGATGACCTGATAAAGACACGGCCGGCCGTTACCTTCGTAATCCATTCGCACGTAGTGCTCGGTGACCCGCACCAGCCGCGCCGCCGAGTTCAGCCCGCCCGCGTTGGTGGAGTAATGCTCCTCGACGGTATCGCGCGCCAGCGTCTCGATCTCGGTCAATCCGGTGTAGTCGCTGAGCGACTTGATCTGCTCCTCGTCGAACCCCTCGGCGATCAGCTGCGCCTCCGTCTTGGTGACGACCTCGTGGAAGCAGTAATTGCAATCGCGGATGCTGCGCGCGCCGCGCTCGATCCCGAACTCCTCCGGAGGCACGCCCATCACCCTCGCCTGCGCAAGCTTGCGCGTGGTGACGATGGTGACGTCATGGGTGATCGGCGACGCCACCGGGACCGGCGGCGGCATGGAAATCAACGGTACTGCCATGTTCATGAGCTCATCGTGGATGTCGGAGTTTAAAGGAATTAGCTCGGACGGAGCGGTGCGCCCGCCCGATCAATCGTTGCGGAGATATTCCTGAATCAGGCCAAGAAGGCCGCCCGGCTGCTGCGAGGGAAGCGACAGCGACTGCTACGCTGGTCCAAGTGGGGCAGTCCGATCCGCGGACGCCACCTTGCAACAGTTGCAGCGTTCCCGTCGAAATGAGATAATCGGACAACGTAAAGAGCGCAGCCCAGGTCCGAGCCCGACATGATTTACCTTGCCGCCGGCGTCTTTGTTGTTTGGCTTGTCGGGCTTTATCTTCTGGCGGGCAGGTCTCGGGATGCCATCCGCCTGGCACTCCAAGATCCCGCCCCGGATGCGCTGCCTTCTGAGTTTCGCTGCTGCGGCTTCAGAAAATTGGCCGGCACCATCAACCCGGAACGGCTCAACGAAACCGGCCGCGGTCAGCTCAAGCGAGCGATCCGCGCCGAACGGATCATGCTCCACTGGATGATCGACGGCTTCATATTCGTCGTGTTGATCCTGCTACCTTAGATTAAGATGATCCTTTGCTTCGGATGATCGTGGCCTTGCCTGAAACTTCGGCCCCCTCTGAGCAAGGCCCCCAAACCAGATCCGTAGGAAGGTGGCGATATGATTTATCTTGCGACCGGTCTCATTGTGGCCTGGCTTTGCATCATGCTCTTTCTGGCCGGACGCGAGCTCAACTTGCTTCGTCTGATCCTCAACAATTTTGCCCCGGGCAAGGACCTCTGGGGCTCCAGTAACCCTTTTAATCCCACCATCATTGGTTATCGGCTCTACCTTGACGCCCGCACGATTGACCCGGAAAGCCTCACAGAACTAGGAAAGCAGTATCAACGGACGGCAATCCGAAACGAACGGATGATCGTCGCCTGTATACTCGCCGGCGCGATACTTCTCGTGTGGACCTCTTCCTATTTTTGGGCGTCATAGCCCAAACGAACCGCGCTTTCTCAGCTCGTCGCCTCCGTCTTCGCGGGAGCCGCCGCCGCATCATGCACGGTATGCGCCACGATCGTCATCGCGCCATCGGATTCCATCACGGCTTCGGCTAGCAGCGCGAACTGATCGTCGGTCAGGTCGTAATAAGTTTCTCGGCTTTCCTCTTCGCGCTCCTCCCACCACACCTTGACAAGGCCGACCTTGGACAGCAGCGCGTCCTTGATGAAGGAATACAGGATCATGAACCCGGGATTCTGCTGCATGAAGACGTGATTGACATAGTCGGTTTCCTGCTGTGCCGCAGCTTCGTCCTCGGGGCCGACAGGATCGAAGCGGACCACTTCGTCGGAGCCCGCAAAAATATCCATCAGATGCGGCATCAGCCCCTCGATGGTGTCGGCGACGTCGGTGGAGACCGCGCGCGAGCGGCCGTCCTGCGCAGGCATGTCCTTGCGCATGTCGCCGAGATAATAGTCCATCGCGTCGGCGCGATCTTCGGCCAACCGCGCGGCCGAAATCGCCGCCAGCGCATTGGCCTTCTCGGACGCCAGCATGGCTTTCAGATCGAGGTCGGACATTTTTGACATTTTCGAAATCCAAAACTTGAGGGGATCGCGGCGTCGTTAGGTGCGAGCGAAATCCCAGTGCCTTAACGCATCAACGGCGCGATCCAGCGGTTGAACCAGTCTTCCGTGCTGTCACCGGACGGTTCGGAAAATTCGGGAGGCCCAAAGACCGGCGGCGGAACGGGATAGTTTGGCATCGGCTGGCCGGTGATGAGTCCGGGCGGCCTCGCTGCTGGCGCCGGCGGCGCGGGTTGAGCGGCGCTGCTAGGCGTATTGCCCGTCGGAGACGACGCCCAGTCGCCGAAGCGGTCGTTGAACGAGGCTTGAAGATCAGGCGCTGCGTGCGCGGCTGAATCGGGTGCGGATGCCGACGATGGGCTGGCAACTCGCCGGCTTAGAATTCGTACCGGACTGTCTCGGGCGGTGCCCTGCGTTCCGCCTCCCGCCAGATCGGGCGCGGTTGCCGGTGTCGCCGGAGCCGTGCTTGGCGGCACCATCGGCGCCGACCCCTCAACTGCCGCGCCTCTCCTGTACTTCAGCAATTCGCGCAAGACCGCAGAACGGGGAGCGTTGACATTGCCTGCTGGAGCCGTGCCCCAATTGCCGAAGCGATCGGCGAATGCCCCCGGACGGTCGGACCGATCCGTAACTGTTGACATATTCGGGAAGTCATATTCCCAGACGTTATATCTGTCGGGTATGCCTCTAGCGGCCGCCGAATCGCGAACATACGGGTTGTTCCATGGCCGCGAAAAATCCCGTGACATTTCCAGCGGGCTAAACCCGTAAGTCACGCCCACCCCAGGCGTCCCGACACCAACGCCTATCGCATTCCCGCTAGTCCCAGCATTGAGGCGAATTGATCCGTTTCCGACGCTCCCGGAAATCGACGTTCCGGTCAAGAGTCCTTCGAGATCGGGAGTGTACCCGGCCGAAAGACTTAATCGGGGCGTGCCTCCGTAAAGCTGAGGATAGATCCTTCCGAAATTGTCCACGTACAGCCCGCCTCCCAACCCCCACGGGAGTCCAAAGGTGCCTCCGCCGTAAGTGCCCGCTTTCATCACATTCCTCCGTCGTTTTCATTGGCCACCCGATCGCGGTTTTCCCGATACGTCTTCCAGGACTTGGTCGCGCCAAAAATGGTCCATGAAAGCCCAGCCATGACGAAGCATCCGAACACGACGTTTCCGGCGGAAAAGAAAGCCAGCGCACAAAAGAAAAGAGAGAGGCAGCCAGCCCACAGCGACTTTACGTAGTTCGCCTGCAGCGATAGCGGAGTGGAAGGACTCAGCGCGTAGACGGGAAAGGCATAGCGCGAGGTCAAGTCATCCTGGAACTGCGGAGGAAACGAATCAATGAGCGATCTGTAAACGAATTCGTATCTGGCGGCTGACCAGATCGCTGCGATCAAGCACGAAATTCCAAACACGGCAGGCAAAGTTTTCTCCTCAATGGTGAACCCACGCTAGATCCCAAGCCGGCAAGCAGATGAGTCGACCAGGCTCCGGGTCCGAATTCTGGCGGCTATGCATCTTTGTCGAAGTGGTCCAACAGGCGCTCGTCCAGGCGGTCTAACCTGCCTCCGACCAGTCGAACCAACAGGCGCCCGGTCGCGCTCGTTGCCCAACCGCAGAGATACGAAACCAGCAGACTGGGCAGATAAAAAACGTAGACGCTGTTGATCCAGGAATCGAGGGCGAATGGTAGGTCTTTAAGACCCAGACAATTCATCAATACGCCAACAAGCATTCCGCCCGGTGCAATCGAAAACTGAGCAAGCAGAGTGGCTCCTATGTCGTTGGCGAAATGACTCCAGACGGTAAGCAGAACAAAATAGGCAGTGTATATGCCGGAGAATATCAAGCCCACCGTGTCAAACTTCGCGACCGAGCGCCTTAACAAGGCCTTGTTGTCGGAGTTCATCATACAGCGACGTCCTACAGCTTTGAGTTGCCTGTGCAACTCGAAAATGGAATCTGGCGATCGGCGACGTCATTGCCGCGTCAAAGGGCTTTTATCCAGCCGCAGAACCCGACCTCCGGCTGAATCGCGGGCCAGGATTGTAGACGTCGGTCATTCAGGCTTTCCTGCCAGATCGATGATGATTCCTTGGTGAGTGCCGCCCTTGCAGAGTTCCTCCTCTGGAGCTTTGCGGCAGGCGGAGTGATCGAACCATGTGAGGATCGCGTGCCTTCCAGACGGATCGACGGAAAGCTTGATCGTATCCCGAAAGCGGGATTTGAACGTCTGTCGGGCCACTACCTGGGAAGCGCCGTTCCGGATTTCCGCGACATAGGCCGGCGGGTATGTTTCAATTTCGCCGTCATGGGAATATTTTCCGACAGCACGCACCATCGCCAGTATTCCGTCGCCGCCAACGGATGCGTGCAGCACGTTGGAGGCGATCTGCCGGCATTTCCAGCCTGCGATGCTGCACTTGAAAATGACGCCGGCGCCGAATTCATCGTCCAAGCGGTTCAAATACAAATACAGGGCCTGCGAATCGGCAAACCAGCCATCCGTTAAAAAGAAACCTGGCGGTATCGGCCCCGATCCAATGCGTTGATGCTGCGCGGTCAACACCTCTACCGCATCGTCAGTTGCCTTTCCTTCCGGCCGAAATGTACCGAACAGTTCGGACGAATCGCGACTCCATCGGATAGCATGTAATTGCTGTCTGCCCGGGCCATTCAATGGGACAATTTTCATCCGGACCTCGTTGGAGACCAAGGTTAATGGAGCTGCGCTCGCAACACTCTTCAAATCGGGTGGACGAAGATTCCCGGCGAGTTCTGCGCGTCGAATTTTGCCAGCGTGCGCGTTACAATTCCGGCAGCGATATCCACGTCCGATACCAGTCCCGCCTCATAGTCGATGAAGACGAGCTTTTGCCCGTCTTCGCTGCAGACCAAGATCGACCCAGGTGGAAAAGTGAGCGGCGACGCTTTCACGTCACCGTCATAGATGTCGGTCCCCCGGCGCGGCCCATCATTTATCGTCATGAGGATTTTGCTGCCGCAACATTTCGTAAAGTCGCCACTCGGCATCGGGTGGTGGGGCAACGCCTCCAGCGTTGGAACAGGACTGCCGGAGGGCTTTGACGGCGGGCCCTGTTGCGCATGGCAAGCCGAACAGGACAGAAATGAGAACACCAGCAATCCGCCGGCCGCAAGGACACCGCGACGGCTTCGTCTTTCCCTCGTAACCCACGCGAGATTGCCGTCAGGAAACTTGTCGTTTGGTCCAGTCACCACGTCATCACCTCTCACAAGTCATTTTTGGATTGATATCCTCAGGAGTTGGCGTTCGGCGATCCCACCCACGCCGCCAGGCATCGACGCAACCACTCAGGCGATGCCCCGGATCAGTAAGCCGAATGCAAAGAATACGATGAGACAGACGATGAATCCCAGGAAGCCGGCGACTGTCGACTCGATCTGTATTCTTCCCTGGCCGCCATGCCGGTAGCCGAGGGCATTGAATCCCGTCTCCGGTGGAATGAGCGGCTCAACATAAATCTTGTGAAACGAAACGAGCGGAAAGACCAGCCGGGCCACGGTGTAGCCAATCGTAAAGATCAGGAAATCGAAAATGCACATACGACAACACCACACATATCCGATTTCAAACTCAAGGTTCGGCTTCCGCGGAAGCGAGCGCTTCTTTCGAAGGTCGCCGAATGGGCCGTCCCTGCCAAGCCGAGTACCGCTGTAGTTGCATAGAACATATCAAGAACAACGTCAATTATCTTTCTGCGGCGAAGGGGCCCCGCGAACACCCGACTAGACTTTCGAG